TGCGTTAATGGTTTGGTATAATGCGGTTCTAAGCGCAAGTTGGATAAAGGACTTGTAGCCCATCTGGAATTGAGCTTTCTTAACCCAACTATCACCAACCTTTACGTTATAAGGGATAATATAAGCAAACCCCAAAGACGGATTAATGGGAAGATCTAACGTTGCGGCTATTAACGCACTCGCAACTATTGTATTAGCATCAACATCATTAAAGTTTGTCGAAGAACTAACCAGCGAGGTAAGCGAAGCCATGTACTGGGGGGCTTTCTGTCCTAAAATTTCCTCAAACCTTTTTTTGGTTGTTTCGCCCGATAAAAGCGATTTAACTACCGACAACGTACCTTGTTTCGCAAGTTGCTGTTTGTTTGCGCTTTGTTTTACAAGGTCTTTCATTTCATTACTCAATTTATACCTCCTTTTTTATTAAATCAAAATTTACTTCAATCGGGTATGTTCCCTCAGATTCTCTCGGGTTAAAGGAATTCATTTCTTCGCAGCCGTTTCTTTTTGCAACCATACTGTTATTATTAATCCTTTCAATTAAATCGTGTGGCCTGTTCATAAATACGCATTCAAAGCCTCGGGCTCCTATTAGCAACCAAACGCAACATTCGGCTCCTTGTCCCATCTTACAAACTTGTTTTACTTCCTCGTTTGTAGGGAATATTTCGGTGTTAAAATCATTAATTATAGCTTTCATGTCGCTCCTATTTTTTAATTCGCAACACTCTAAAAGTTGTAGTTTTCCCGAAACGATCAAAAATATCGGGTTCTCTCTGTTTGATTAGGTCTGTCATTAAGGTAACTCTGCTTTGCATCTTAAAGGTCGCTAAAACACTACCGGAATAGGTCAAATTTTCCTTATCTCCGATATTTCTAATAATCAGATCTTTAACATCGTTATACCGGTGTTCTACAAGTTTCATTTCATCGGCAAGGTCTTTAAGTAGTCTTACGCTGTCGGCTATTTCTTGTGAGGCTTCCGTAAATGTCCCTTCTGCCGGTTCGATATGGGAAAGTTCTTGGGCCGTTAGTTCTGGCGGGATCATTGGGACCACATAAGCATTGTACCAAGCAACTAAAACCTCATTTTGCTTAGTTATATACTCATCGTCCCGATTGATCCTGAGTATTTTTAGTTGTCTGCGGTCTGTTATCAGGACAGCTAAATCACACCAGGGCAAGCCGGTAACCGATAATTCATGCTGAATCTGGCAGTAATGGTACAGGGGGACTCCCTGAACACAATCTTCCTCATCTTTCTGCCAGGAATCATAGGTTCTTTGGCTTGTGGACTTACATTCTACAAGGCCGCATTCGTTACCGGAATCATCAATCATTATCCCGTCCAAGTCTGCAAATAAACAGTTGAAATCCTTGTGAATTCTTAAATAACTGTCTTTTATTGCCGAATTGCCGGTTTTTTTATTGTACCAAGCTATCAGGGCGGGTTCTACTAAGTTACCAAAAGTCATGAAGTCATTTTCTTCAAGTAGGATCTCGTCACTTACTTTCTTCTGCCAAACTGAAAACGGCGTCTCATATTTATTCAGGCCTAAAACTGCTGCAACTTCCGAGGCTCCTATCCCGATCATAGCCCTGAAAGTGAGCCAATCATTAAAAGAATAGTGAGTTAAGAGTATTTTTCTGTCTCCGTTCAGGGCGTTTTCGATTGCAGTTTGAAATCTGGGTTTGTCGAGTATAGGGATCGATTCTTTCATTATTTCACCGTTTCCTTGCTTTTTACTGTGGTTACTTTTCCCTCCTCAATGTAAAATACTCCAATTTCCATATCTTCAACTTCCGGAACTGTTTCTACAATGGTAGTAAGAATTAAAACATCGTTTTCTACGGCCCAATTGTGCAAGGCAGCCAACATATCTTCATCAAAAGATTCACCTCTGTCCAGGAATACACATCTGAGCTCTGGCATTTGTGCAATACAGACCTCAGCGGAAATGGTTAAGCTTTCCGAGTCGGACCAGTTCTCAGAATAAACATCATTGTAATAAATGCCTTCTTCCCGAATTTCCAGCCCTTTAACTCCGGTGTCAATTGATCTAAGAACTTCAAGTTTTTTGTCCCGCAAGGCTTTGACTTTCTCGTTATATTCCTCATACTGCTGTTCTTTTGCTGCTTTTGTCTCTTTTTTCTTAAGCCAACCCTCATAAGTTTCGGCCTTCTGATTGCTTACAATAGTGGATTGTATTTCAGCTTCTATACCTCCGGTAGCTTCATAAACTGGGGTTTCTATTGTAGCCTGTACTGGTTTTGGTTCTAATCCGGAAGGAAGTTTATTTATCTGTTCTTCGAGGTTTTCAAGAATATTTTCTTCCTGTAATAATTTTTTGCGTTTTTCCTCAAGCTGTTCTTCTAAAGCTGCAATATCTGTTTCAAGTGCATTAATAGTTATAGTTTTATAGTCAATTTGTTTCTGAATTCCTCCAATTGCATCGTCTTTTTCTTTTTCTAACCGGTTAAACTCAACAATCTCGGCTATTTCCTTATCTTTTTCGATGTCGAATTGGACTTGTTTGGCCTTGTTTCTGGCCTCAATATCTGATTTCTTCTGTAGTAAACCGGTTATATCAACCCTTTCATGCTTTTCGGGTGAATCTTTATCCAAATCTCCGAAATTCTTAATTTCCCTACCCATTAGCTTCCTTTCTTCCTCCAAACTGGCAAGTTCTGTATCAATTCCGGCGAAGCCATACCCAAGTAATTCCTTGCTTTTTGCTTCTAATTTTTCCCTGCATAGATCCATAAAGAATTTAAGCTTTTCCACTGCCGTTTTATTTTTAAACGGGAATGGATTAAAACTTACCTCATTGATAAGTGTATTAAGGAAGTTTTGTACTTCCCCCTTCTTAATTAGGCCCGTTTTAGTGTTTTTTACTTCCAATTTCGGGGTTTTCCCGTTATTGAATAACGTTCTTTTGATGGTGTAGTCCGAAAGCGTTAATTCAAGATCTGCTTTTTCTTTGCCGGTTTGGATTATTTCAGGATTACTTGCTTTTGTGCCTCTAATGGCAATTTCGAGGGCTTCTAAAATTGAAGTTTTACCTACTTTGTTCTTGCCCTTAATTGGGACTAACCCTTTTTCCTTAAATTCCATTTCTACGGCGGTTAGTTTGCGTATGCCGTCAACCTTAAATCCGATTACTTTCAATTTGTTTCTCCTTTTGATTAATTATCTCAATCTCTCAACTCTATTTTCTTTTTTCTTGAATATTTTTATCCAAGCCGTTGCTTTAGCTTCCTGATATGCTTTCAAAGCCGGTGCTTCTACTTCCCGATATGCTTTCGAAGCCGTTGCTTTAGCTTCCTGATATGCTTTCCAAGCCGGTGCTTCTACTTCCCGATATGCTTTCAAAGCCGGTGCTTCTACTTCCCGATATGCTTTCCAAGCCGGTGCTTTAGCTTCCTGATATGCTTTCCAAGCCGTTGCTTCTACTTCCTGATATGCTTTCCAAGCCGGTGCTTCTACTTCCCGATATGCTTTCGAAGCCGGTGCTTTAGCTTCCTGATATGCTTTCCAAGCCGTTATGGTTAACAGATTTAAGAGTCCATCGTCAATATTTCTGTAGAATTTAACATGAGCAATTAATGTTTTTGCATTTCCAGCGCATTCTTTATATGCTCGGGTTAAAATAGCAAATTCCGAACGTGTAGGGTATCCGCTTTCAACTGTAAACCTATTCCAGCCCGAAAAATCTGATTCGATTGAAATGACATCTTGATTCATACAAGTTTCTTTGAACCCTAACTTTTCAAGTCGGGCTTGGTTGTCTTTTAATAAATCCGAATGCGAACCGATACCTTTCAATACGATTCTTTTGTTTTTGCCGGATTCAGTTTGAAATTTTACAAGACTAACTATAACTCCCTGGCACAAAATAAACCTCCTGTTTTTATTAAATTATTATGTGTCTGAATGAATAGCATACAATAAATTTGTGAATCTGGAATGAATCTGCTGTTCTTGCCTGGTTGCGGTTTTTTGATAGGAATTCAATATGAGCTTGAATTCCTTTTTCTGCTGCTCTGATCGTCTGAAAGTGTGTTGAATGGATCGGATATGCGAACTGATCCATTATATAGTACCTTTTAATCTTGTCCCAAACTCGGTATGTTTTCATGTTTCGCCTCGTAAATTTGTGAGTTGATTATTTCTTTTTTAATTGAAACCAGCATAAAATTATTTGCTGATCGTTTCTGTTTTTTTGCTAAGGATTTAACCATGCGTTTAATGCTGTTCGGCATTCTTACGCTGAAAGTGGTCGATTCATCTTTCATTATTTATTCTCTCTTTTTGTGTTGTGTTCTATCACACAACTTAAAACACTAAAATGAGAAAGTCAAGTTTTCATTTAACATCGTTAAGTTCCCGAATAAAAAATATATCAGTTAAGTTCTTTAATTAAATTAATGGCTTTTTGATCTAATAATATCGCTTTGCGTCCAATGATTTCAGAGACGTTTAGTTTTCCCTCAATAATCATTTGACTAACTCTCGCACGAGATTTATTTATTCTCTTCGCAAAATCCGCCTGTGATACTATTTCTTTTTTCTCTGACATTGTTCTCTCTAATTGCTAATACTAATTAAATACATTTTCTTAACAATGTCAAGGATAATCGTAAGATAAATAAAAATATTTTTAGTATAGAATATAAAAATAGTTCTTGACAACGTTAAGAAAGTTTCGTATATTCCAACATCGTTTTTAGAAATATATTTCCATATTGAGGTATATGATGAAATATTAAGTTAAAGGTTCCCCTCTAACGATAAGAGTACCAAAATGTTCTTCGCAAGATAGTTAGAGGGGTCATTTATCGTGAAAACGGATTAAAGAAAAAAGTTAAAAAAGCTATTTAATGGATAAGGTTGAATATCAAAAATATCTGGCAAGCGATGAATGGAAACAAAAAAGAAGCCGGAAATGGGAAAGAAGCAATAAAAGGTGTTCGATATGTGGATCTACCAAAAAAATAGATATACATCATCTGAATTACAAGAATTTATTTGACGTTACAAACAATGATTTAAGATTACTTTGCAGAAGATGTCATTATTTGGCTCATGATTTGATGAAGCAAGGCAAAATAAAGCTTAAGATTACAGATGTACCGAATAAAAAATATCAAACAATAAAAAATAAAGTTAGAAATTATTTGGGTCTCGATGATGAACGGCACGAAAGGAAAAACGCAAAAATAAGAATGAGAAAAGCCCTTTCAATAGTAAAAACATAAACAAGGTTACAGATGTTAATTACACACCTCATAAAACTTAATCAGTCACACGAAATAGAGTTTAAGTTAAAGACCCCCTTGATTGAGTTAGTCTTTAACCCAGATGACGTTTCAATCCACGCGCCTGTATGAGGCGCGACAGTTAATCCAAACCCGCAAAGAAAACTTATCTCTGAAAAGATTTAACGATTTTATGAAGGCGGGGATGGAAATTTGTTTATTAACTAAATATTTTGCATTTTGCAGAAAAAGAGTTATAGATGCCCGAAAAGAAAATTAAGTCCAGCCCGAATAAAAGAGGTCGAAAAGTAAAATATACTCCCGAGCTAAATCTTGAGATTAAACTTAAACTCGAAAAGTATATCAACTCTACCGACATCCCCATTATCGCTGAATTTTGTTATAAGAACCACGTAAGGAAACAAAGGCTTTACGAGATACACAAATTGTCGGACTCTATAAAAGAATTAATTGAAAAAAAAGAGGCGCAACTTGAAAAGCTGGCGTTAAATGGCGAGATTGATAAAACAATGGCTATTTTTAGTTTGAAACAACTAGGCTGGACGGACAAAACGGAAATTGAACACTCTGGTGATATGAACCTGATTATAAACGGTATAACTAAGGTGTAAAGTGTTTTACCGTATATTTTTGTCATTAACAGAAGTTGCGAAAATGAACGAAATTCAAATAGTGACGAAAAAACCAGATTGCGAATTTAAGCTAAAAACTCAATAAAGTGTTGAAAAACACCGGAGAAACACTTTGGCTATTATTTTTAATCTTCAACCCGTTCAAGATAAATTGTATCAATTGTACGAATACGGAGAGGCAAGGATAATAGGGTTCGGCGGTTCACGAGGCGGGACAAAGAGTTACACTGCCGACGTTTTGATGATAATCAGACGTAGGAAGTACGCAGGCACAAACGGATTGATAGTCATGAAAGTTTATCAAGATATTTGGGATATACACTTAACACCTCTGTTTAATAAATATCCGGTGCTCAGATCGATGTTTAATGTGCAGCAAATGATGTTAACTCTACCTAATAAATCCTACATTAGATTTTTGTCCGGTGATTCCCTTAAGGAATTTGAAGAGCGAAAAGGACGTGAGTTTGCCGATATAATTATAGACCAATCCGAATTATTCACCCAAGCAGAAATTGAATCACTCTCCACAATTAACCGTTCAACCAATTTAGAAATTACTCCAAAGATGCTATTATGTTTTAATCCTGGTGGCATTTCACACTCGTACAACAAAAGACTATTCTTTGAATTTAACTATGAAGGCAATGAAGTTCCTGAGAATTACGCTTTTTTACAAACGTTCGGGTGGGATAACGCATATTGGAGCCAACGGAAATTAAATGAAGAAGGTCTAACGATTGATGATTATCATAAATGGGATTCAGACGTAAGGTTTAAGTATTTCTTAAAAACTGATTACGGCAGGATATTAGACCAGCTCCCGGAAAGCAAACGAAAAGCTGAATTACTAGGTGACATGGATATTTTTGAGGGAATGTTTTTTAGTGAGTTCAGAAGGAACATACACGTTATAAACAATTATGAAATGTCTGCACACTTTACAACTATCGGCGGTCTGGACTACGGGAACACAACTGTTTTGGAAGTCTTGCAAAGAGATTACGAGGGCACAATTGTATCAGCAGATGAGTGCTATCTGCCTGGCTGCGAAAGTCCATCCGAGAGAGCAAATTTAATTTCGGATTTTCTTTTAGAAAGAAAATTATTTAAGTTGCACATAATATATGATACTGATATGGATATATCACAAATAAGTAATGTAGGATTTGATAAGACGCCGATACAAATATTCCAAAGCGTGTTCCGGCAGCGCATGGGCGACGATGCGCCTGCTATGGTAGTAGTTAACAAAACCTCTTTAGACCACAATAAAAATTATCGTGAATCCGTCAACGATGCGATACATGAGTTTCTTAAGATCGTAAACGGCAAGCCAGCGCTTTATTTTTCTTCCAAGTGTAAATATTTAATCAAGGAAATCTCTACTCTTATACATCCTCCACAAGATGCAGATGGTAGGGATTATTTAAATATAGGCGCAAATAAACCTCATGCTATCGATGCCTTTAAGATGCCGCATTACGCTATTTGGGAGCCAGCAAAAAAAGAGATCCCGAAGCCCGTAAGCGCACGCCAGCAGGCAGTAAAACTAATCAAAGAGACCAAAACTATAACATCTTTTTAGAGGTATAAAATGTCACTACCAAAATTCAAAGCGCATCGAACAGTAAAACCCTTACCATTTGTAAAACCAGTCGGGGCTAAGAAATCAGTGAAGGCGGTTGCAGCAAAAAAACCGGCAGGGATAAAAAGAAAGTTAAGTTTGTCAAAGTATCCCGAACCGGCGGACTCACACACCAAAGAACATCAAGCAAGTAATTATCTTGCGTACGAGGTAAAGGCCGGAACGCGAGTAAAAGGTAAGTGATGGGACTGATTAAAGTAGTTGATACGAGCGTTGACGCACAATTAAAAAAGCATCTAAACGCCTCACTTGACAGAATGGAAAGAACCGGTACATCCAGAGATGAATCTGAGTGGGTTACTTTTCATGACGAACATGTTTACAGAGGTTACACCTGCCTAATAGCGAGAATTCCGGTAAAGAAGAAAATGCCTTTGCTTTATGATATTAGTACTCATAGCGGTTCTACTTACGCGTGGCAGGGTTGCGCAAAAGAGACGATAGCGACAAACGGACACGTTAATGAGCTGAAGACCCCAAAGGTAAAAGATTTGACAACAGCAGGGAAAATATTACATAAATATATCGATATGTTGAAAGATAATGGGAAAAATTAATATATCCAAAGAGCAGTAGAAAGCCGACTTTGAAAAGCTCGTTGAGTTGAGAGGTGGAGGATATTGCAATAAATGCCTAGATCGTGGTTACATGTATTACGATTTGACGCACGAGTTTTACGTGCCATGCACTTGCATATTAAAACATGGAATGAAACTTGAACAGGAAAAGTTGACAGCAAAAAGAGTAAATGAACTTGAGGCGCAAAATGGCTAAAATCAAAGGCAATTCCGAACATCGAATCGATGTGAACACACTCGTACAAATTCATGATGGAGCTTTAACTTATTTCGATAAGCTACATTCAAGGGGGAAAAGCAATGAGGCTTACTACAGTTGTGACCCTTTCACCGACCGACAGAAAAATGAGTACACACTTCAAAACCGGATACCTTTTAGTATTTCCTCAATAGCTACAAAACTCAATTCAATCATTTCCACAGAGCGCATGAACCGTGTGTCGTGGAAATGTAAGCCCAAGATTGAACCTGATGACATTTCAGAAGACCCACAGCAAAGACAACAGCTCTTCGAGAAAGAAATCAAAGCAGAACTCGCAACCTTAAGAATGAAAATGATCGGAGTACAGAATAGACATGATTGGGTTATATCCGATACCTTTGCAAGCGGTATTGCTGTTATGTATGGAGCGCAAAAGATTTATGCAGATATAAATAAATACGGAGATCCACAAATAAAGATCGAAGATGTTGATTACAGGAATCTTATTTGGGATGTAAATAGCGTAGAGTACGAGCACAATGATGCGCAGTGGATGTGTGAGAAAGAATACGTTTACAGGGTTGACTTAATAAAGCAATATCCTGATAAATTAAAACTTATTAAAGGTCTTTCGATTGGAGATCCGGCTCTAAATTGGGGACGTAAGAAAACTAATTACTATGTCAATTACAATAAAGATGGTGTGAGTGATCTTGATTTACTTACTGTATTTCATCACTATCATAAAGTTAATAGAGTTTATTACACAGTTCTTTTTAACGGACAGATAGTTTCATGTGAGCGTAAGAAAGCAGATGCAGAAAAAACTTTAAGGATGTTGCAACTTCCCCACCTAACTTCAAGAGAAGACTTACCGCCAGCGGATATAGTTGAGACTCCAAAACTTATGCTTGACTATTATAAATTTACTTATACAGACGTTTTAGATTACGAGGAAACAGACCTTGAGGTATTCCCCTATAGCATTTATCAGGCGTTCCAGTACAAAGATAAAATTTGGACAATGTCCGACATTCTAATGAGTATGCAGCAATTAGCAAATAGGATGCTGGCGCAAATCGACTACGCATTTGGAATTGATCTTAAAAATAAATGGGAAGTCTTCTTGCCTGCACTCCAAGGTACTGGATTAAGCATTGAACAGGCAATGGCTCAACTTGATGAAAAAGGTTTCATTCCGACTATGCAGAGGGACGCTGTTAGGCCAATTAAATCGGCTGGAGCAAATCCTCAATGGATTCAAGTAATGGAAACAATGATTAATCTGATTGACGAGCAAGGCGGAGGCAAAACTTTTAGTGGTACTGCTAATTCCGCTAATCAATCAGGCAAAGCAATTAATAGTTTAATAGGCCAAGGTCAAATGCTCACCAATGCTTTCATCGATAATAGAAATAGATTCTTAACAGACTTAGGACAAAAACTTTTGTGGTTTATGAAGCATTACGATAATACACCTTATATTATGAGGATTGAAGGCGGCGCGTTATCAAAGGAAATGCTTGGAATGCTTCAGCAGCAAAGCATGTACGCTCAATCAGTGCAAAATCCTAATTCGGGTTATGTCTCCTTGAATAAGGACAATAAAAATTATCTGGAAACGGCAGATTACGAACTCGAAGTTATTGAAGAATCTTTAAGTGATAACAAGAAAGAACAGCGATTCGCTACCATGACAAGTATGGAACAAGCCGACCAGAAATTATTACTATCTCCTACATGGCGAAAGAAAAAGATTGAGGCATTACCGGAATTCAGTTATGAGGACAGATCAAAGATTGAAACAGAAATAGCGCAAGCCGAACAAGCTCAAGCTCAGGCGGCACAGAAACAGCAGGATATTCAGAATAATCTTGAAAAGGCAAAAATACTTACAAACAATAAACCAGAACCAGTAAATCAGGGACAACCTCAATGATTGAAATCTACTTAAAGATTGAAGGCAGGAAAGAAATGATTATCCCAATCGAAGAAGAGCATTTTAATCCCTCCGTCCCGATAGTAGTTAAGTATTTGAATAAAGGGAAAGTAAAAGTTTTCACATTGAGGATGACAAATAAGCGGTCACTTGTTTTGAATTGAAAAAATAATTATGTAAGTTATAACAAATAGAAATTTGTTTATCGAATTTAGGGAATGACGAAAAGTCTAACTCCCAAAATTTAGAGACCAAGTTAAATACAGAAACACTGTAAATGACTTGGTCTTTTTTATTATAAGGAATAGAGCAATGCCAGAAATCGATAACGAGGAAAAACCTCAAACTATCGTACAAAGATTAACCAGTAGCCTTAAACCGGCGGAGGCCAAAGTTGAGACTACTGAAGAAGAAATTAAGATTGAAGAATCAGAGGACGATATCCAACCTGATACTAAGATTGAAAATTCCTTAGTTACAGAAGAATTAGCAACTGCTATGAATTTACCTAAGGGAATGATTGGTAAACCCCTATCAGATGTAGGCAAGTCTTACCGTGAAAGCCTTTCTTGGGCTAATAGTAATAATCAGAAGCTAATTTCTTTAGAAGCCAAGTTATCAACATTAGAGGGACAATTATCAACAAAGCAAGTCAAAGAAGCTGAAGCAGCCGCGAACCTGGAAACCAAAAACCAGTTAGGAAAGATGCCCGATCCTATTGAGAAACCGGACGAATTCGCTGAATGGCTTGAAAAGAGAGACCAAATCAAAGAACAAAAAATGCTTAAAGTTTTTGAAGAAAAAACACAAGGCATCGTTAAGTCTTTCGATGATAATCCCAAACTTAAACAAGCCGAAGAAATTGCCGCACAAAATACCTGGAATACTATTAATAAGAATATTCAATCTTCCCTCCCAAAAGATATGAAAGCGGAAGATGTACTAAATGCTTTCTTCGAGAATAATCCCGAAGAAGATTTATACATTAAAGTTGGTGATCAGAAAATAAGTATTTATGACGGTAAACCCCGAAAGTTTGTAGCTGATGTTTTGACTTGGTTAAAATCACAATCCTACGACTCTTTAAAAAATCAGAAGGAAAGTGATGTAATCAAAAAAATTCAAAAGAAAACCAAAGAGAACCTTGAGAAAGTCGGTTCGAGGACTATTCTGAAAACCAGCGTCACTACTCGTAAAGAGGAAGAAAAACCAGAGACTATTTCCGGTAGGTTGGCGGCAAGGTTAAAGACTTCTCAAAGGTTACGAGCTGGATAAATAAGGAATTTAAATTATGCCTACAGTTATAGCTGGTGCGTTAGCGTCTGATGTGGTACTTGATACTAATCAGATGCCTGATGATGATGCGTTTCTTTATCTTTTAAAACCGTATCAAAGTCAATTGTTTCAAAAGTTATATTTTTCGGAACGTCCTTCAGAAGAAGTAATTGATGCTAAAGGCGCATTTACTTATTTTGAAGATGAGTTGTATCCATACCAAACATACCTCTCGGCTGCAATTACCGGAGGTGGTGCTACAGAAAATCTTTATTCTAAACTGACTAATCCTACTTACTTTCAACAGGATGATATCCTTTTGATTGAAGGTTCAGAACAGCCGGTTTATGTAAGTACTTATACTGCCGGAAGTGTTGTTACTATCACAGCTATGGACGGCTCAAATATTACTGCCGTTGCTCTTTCTGCTGTTGGCAATAGTTATCTAAAGAAAATTGGTTCAAGAAATCCTGAATACAATACACCTAGAGTTGCTACGGCTACACAGGAAGTCGCTGTAACTAATTACCTCACTATCTTCAATGAGTCTGTAGAAATGACCTCGCGTGAGCAAGGTGCAAAGCACTTTACCAACGGTAGAAGTTATGATGAACAGGTTCAAAAGAGAGTCGAGGAAATGAAACAGATGTTTGAAAGAAACCTCATGTTTTCTACTACATCCGGAAGAAATACCAACGGTACTTCACCTGTAACTTGGGGCAAAGGATTCTTAGGTACTGTAGTAACTAATAAAATCAGTTACACTTTAGTTACCGAAGATGCTTTGGATGCTTTCTTACAGGGTGTATTTGATAACGGTGGAAGTGATTCGAGAGACTTTTACTTAGGGTCTAACTTAACCACTGCTATCAACAAAATTCTAAAGGATAAATATCAGATCACAGCTATTCCTGCAAAGGAATATGGAGTTAATCTTTCCAGATATTTAACTCCTTTCGGAATGGTAAACGTGTACTGGAATCCTCGTATGGATGGTAAATTCACAAATTACGGCTTCGCTGTTGATTGGGAAAATATCAAAATGCGCTATATGGCTAATGATATTAAAGGCACACAGAAGTTCAGAATCGAGGAAGATGTTCAGGCTATGGGTGCCTCGTCACAGAAATGCAAAATCTATGCAGATATTGGTATAGAAATTCCAAATGAAATTAAACACGGAATATTTTATAAATAATTAATGGGGCTTCAATGCCCCAATTTTAAGGAGTATGAAATGATTTATTTTGAATCAACAGATCGTGGCGCAACCAAAATCTTTGGAAACGAAGAAGAGGGTTGTATCTTAGAATTTCACCGTCAAAACATTAATCTGATAAAAACCAATGACGGTGACTTGAAAAGAACCGCTAAATCTGATTCATGGATTTGCGCTGTTGACGATAGTACCGAAGAAGGTAGGTTAACTGTTGAACGTGCGAAAAAACACAGAGACTTCATAGAAGATCCTACTGATGATTTCTACAACGGTCTTAAATTCCGCATAATCGACAAAATTCCTACTTCTAAAACCGCCGCAACAATTGTCAAGGTTTTTGATGTTGAATCGAAGAATAAAACAAAACGCCTTGGATTCTTGGAAGGTAGTATTTTAAAGACAGACGGCACTTATAGAGCCGATGCTACTGAAGAAGAAATCACTGAGTACGAGAGTTTGAAGAAAGAAGTTGGATAAATTTTATAATTCACTTTTTGGAGTAATGAAATGAAAGCAATTAAATTATTTTTAATAGTGTGCATGACTTTACTATTGTGTACACAAATATTTGCTGTTACTGATACCTTAAAGACTTCCGGTGTGGTTGCCAATTGGACTGAATCTGTAAGAGGTTTTAATGCTGGACTTAATCAGAAGGGTTATGTCTATGGAGTAACTACAATCTCGGATACCTTAAAGACTTCAACATCTATCTTGGTGAGTCAACCGCTTGGAAAGATAAGCGCAACCAGTACACAGCGGAGAAATCTTTGTTCTAATACTAAGTTTCTTGTAGGAATTAATGTAACCACAGCCTATACTGGTGGTGCGGCTACTTTAGTAGTTCAAGGCTCTGGAGATGGGATAAATTGGGTTACAGTAGCTACGGCTTCGGCAAATCTATCGAGTGTAATTACATCTACTGGCACAACCTTTTATTCTGTTGACTTAACACTTATTTTCTTGCCTTATTACAGATTGGTATTTAATGCCGGTGGCGCTACAGTAAATCGAGTCGGTAAGATGCAAATGATTTACGTGTTGCCTCAATAATTTAAAACAGACGGGCTTTGTAGTCCGTCTATTTTTTCTAAATTATGAGGTAACAATGAATTCGACTGAAATTTATGAGAGATTATCTACTCTATTAGATGAAAGCACTGCACAGTATTTCACCAATGATGAAAGATGGGCAGCTTTAACCGATGGACAACAAGAATATACTTCTATTGTTCTTGCTCAATATAAAGCAAAGAGTATAATTAATCCTGGTGAATCAATACCGGAAATACTAAGGGCTTTGTACGTGGGCGTTTCATCTACTACCGGTGATTCGTTTATTGCTAATCCTTCGGATTTTCTGTATGATATTTCACTTTCGTTAGGTGCGCCTTATAGTAGACCTTTGTTGAAAAGACCGCTATCGAGAACTATTCCTTTTGAAAAGGCTAACAGTTATTCCGGTACGAGTGGTTACTACTACTCAATTACAGCTTCTCAAATTCTCTTAGAGATTCCACAACCAACTAATCCTGGCGGGCTTGCTTACACTTTAGAGTATCTTAAAAAACCAACGAAGATAGACGCTAATACTAATCCTATCCTGCCGGAGTATACTCATTTTGCGATAGTTATTTTTGCATTTGCTCAACTTTTGAAGAAGAGCGCACGAATTCAGGAAGCACTTACACAGTATCAAGAGTTCATCCAACAAATAAAATATTTATAGAGGTATAAAATGGGTATGTCATTAACACAATTTAGAGATCAGGTTGAACTTGGTGCAAATATTAAGGGCGATCCTGATTTCGGAGTTACAAGAGTAAACAGAAAAATAAACCTTGCATGTAGATATGTGCAGATTCAACTCAATGGTCTGGGTTTTAAAAAATGGGAAACCGCAATTCCAATTACTCCGTTAGCGGGAACTTTTTCCGGTGCAGCTATTAAAAAAATTGGCGTGAATAATTTAACCAACATGTTAGAAAGTCCGAGATCAATTCCATTTATTGAAGTAACTGACGGAACGCTTTTCGGAGTTGCTTATCCTACCGATGCCAATAAATTTAAAAGCAAGGTTATAAATACTTACGATCAAGCTACAATGAAAGATCCCGTATTTACGAGATTAGCCAATATGCTTTTACTGACTCCCGTTGGCATTACTTCGGGAACGGCTTATTATTATAAATGTATTAACGATCTTTCTGATTCAACACTTACTATAACTGGTGCTGTTGCCGGTAGCGGTATAGTTACTGTCACTTTAGCAAATCATGGACTTACCGATGGGGATACAATTTCTATTGCCGGAGTAACCGGAATGACTGACCTTAATTCTACTTTCCAGGTTATAGTCACAGCTTCAAATACTTTCACCGTTCCTTTGACAACCGCACAGACTTGGTCTGCTGGCGGCACAGTAACAGTTTACAGTCAAATCCCTATGGAGTTTGAAGATTTCGTTGTAAGAAAAGTTATCATGGACATTGCTATCGATCAGGGTAAAATCCAGAACAAAGAAAACGCCTTGAAAGAATTTGATAACGATCTTACAAATACTTACAATAAGTTCTTTGGCACTATCCAGAGTGAGAATATGAATAATACTATTCAAAATCAGAAGATGCAATAATGCTGTTAAGTGAAGCGATAGACTTATTCAAAAGAAGATATTCGTTAGAGTGTCTTAAACGGAGAGTCACAGAAATTGTACTCGGCGAAAAGGACATAGTTACAATGCTTTCCGAAACCTGTTCGGACATCCAGAAATCTTTAGGAGTAATTGAAACTTCTTTATCTATTCCTATTGTTGCGGGGACAGATAAGTATGTTCTTAACGCTAGTGTAATGACTGTAAAAGATGTAATGATTGGATGTCAAAGATTAATTGAGAAGTCAACCGCGTGGATGGAAACGAGAACAGCACTTAGTTGTAGTCCGGCTCATTATTCGATTCTCTATTCAAGTGCAATACCGCAAATTTGGATTTATGGCAATCCGGTTATTGCCGATACAATGGTTGTGGGTTTTGAATCTAACTTTAATTTTTATTCTCCAAGTTCTACAAGTGCCGGAGATTTCGGAAGTTTTCTTAACAGTACCTATACGGGTAATACTTGTTTTCCTACTCAATATGATAAATTAATTTTGTTGGGAATGTTAAAACAAATGTTTCCTGAAATTGCAGTTGAATATTCTAAGGAAGAATTATTATTAATGAGTAAACAATTTAATGGAGAAACTTTTACCAAGTACAATATGACAGGAATAATTAATAAGGGAAGAAGTTTTAAAATTAGAGATTTATAATTATGCACGAAAATGTATAATTATGCCTTTATATTCATAGTTTTGGAATATCATGCAAAATGTAGAGTTTAACAATTTTACCGAAGTCAACGAGACTACTCATCCGGAGAAGTTAAAACCGAATGAGTTTGCACAACTTGATAATATGGTTATCGATAAAGAAATTGGTATAATCTCAACTCGAAATGGTTTTGCGAGATATTTACAGCCTGACTCTACCGGAGTGATCAATAATATTTTTGATGTAGAAGATGCTAACCAAAACAATTATCTATTAGCTAATGTAGGCACGAAGTTAAGAAAGTATTTTAGCAGTACATGGACTGATATTAAAACCGGACTTACTGCTGCAAAAATGCGAATGGCGGCTTACGGGGCTTCGTTTATCTTCACGAATGGAATCGATAAACCTTTCTATACGGATTTAACTACTGAATACGATGTCGTTATTGACAAGCCGGTTGTAACGGGAATTACCGGTTCGGTTGATGGGAGTGTGACTAACAACGTCCCCTTACCACCTATTTATGTTTTAGTATATATAACTGTTGACGGACAAAAAAGTAATGTTTCTGATTACTTCATGATTTATTTTAATAAGCCTTCTACTGGTTGGACTTTAGCGGCAATTACTCTTAATAATCTTCCAGTTTCAATAGATCCGAGAGTAATTAAAAAACGATTATATAGGGCTAAAGATACTCAATGGGGTACCGCCGGACATCCGGAGACTCGTATAATTGGAAATTTTTACTTAGTTGAGGAACTTGATAATTCATTAACTACTTACGTAGATGTTAAGACCGACACCGAATTAGACACTACTGATACTATCGAATATTTGAATACTCCAAACGCAATGAAATATATAACGCCTATTGCCGATAGAATTGCATTTGCAAATATTATTAAGCTAATGACTAATAGAGTTATTGCACCTACTTTTCTTTTTGAATATTTAGTATCAGGTTCCACTGCTCTTATCTTAGATGATACACAGACGGGAAATCTAAGTGCAGGGACTTACAAATATGCAGTATCATTCGTGGACGTGAATGGGAATGAATCCGCATTAGTCCCTTATGTTTTTGATACACTTGCTTCACCAAATAAAAGAATAGATTTTTCTTTTTATCGTTATGTATTTGCGCCTGTCATCTACACTAATCTGTATCGTACCAAAGCCAATGGAAGTGTTTATTATTTTTTAAGTGCGACTTTGAACGATGGGTATGTCCCTGCCGATGTTCACGATGGGACCGCGGATTCAGCTTTAACTATACCATATCCCAAGGCAACAGTTCATAATGTGGCAGAATTACAAAAATTACCCTCAAGTGTAATTTATTCTAATCTCTATAATTATTTGGAATATCCTGAATTAAATTACTTGGAAGTTTTTCCAGATGACTCCGATTCCATAACTGGAATCTTTGACGATGATAATGGGATAATGGTTTTCAAAGAAAATTCAATCTGTAAAATATATACCAATGGTGCACCTGAAAACTGGCAGGTTCAAAAGTTAGTCCATAATATGGGATGTGATCAACCGGATTCAATAATCAAACGAGGGAGTATTTATTATTTCGTGTGGAGAAACAAAGTTTACGAATGGGCAGGAAGTGGAGAACCTAAGTGTATTTCATATAAAAGAAAACCTACTTTTGACAGTGTAACTTCTTTTCAGGGTGCAGCGTTCTACAATTCTGTTTTGTGGTATATCCTAACTGTTAAGGTTAGTTCCACTTACTACTTACTATGTTACGATACAAAATTAGAAACTTGGTATAAGTTTACAATCAGTCAAGCCGATACCGTCTTTGAGAAAGAATTTGGAACCGATAAAGGAAAACTTTTATTTGGCGGGAATCTTTATATCACTTACTACAATACATCACAGGCTTACGATAATGATTCAGGAAGTACAAAAGACATTACAATAGCCTTGAAAACAAAGGATTATTCTTTTCCTGATAATTTTATAACAGCGAGATTGATGTTTTTATTTATAAATTATTACAGATTAACCGGCACGGCTTCACAACAGATTACTTTTGCTCTCACAGACCCAATGAGCGGCATTTCAATCTCTATTACTGATTGGGATGAAACAGTGGCGCAAAGTATTTTTAAGATTGCTACCGATGGAATGCAGGGGAATCTAAAGAGAACTTTTAAATTAAATTTCAGTATCAGCGGTGAAGCAATAAGTAAATTCTTCGCTGGAAGGTTAGATTATAATATTGAACCGTGGAGAGTTCTGCAAAAAACATTGGTACATAAAGCGGTTGATGATTCCGGTAAGCATGCGACTGATGACACAGACAGACCGGCTTCTGATGACGGCGGAAGTATAGGCGCATATTAAAAAGAGGATAGCATGAAAAAGTTTATAATAGTTTTAATGTTCCTAGTAACCGGTTGCACATTCGGACACTTCCTAACCGATACTTCGGCTGTAAGAATAAGCGGTCAGGACTCAATTGGTGTTTGGGACTCTACAATGATATTTGCAGTCCAAAAAAAATTGAGTAGCGTTTATCACTGGAAGAAAATGTATATGTGGCAATTAAGACACATACTCAATGATTCATTAAAATTAAACAATTTGATGATTCCAAGGCTTGCGGGGACTTCTACAACAAATATTTCCCTAAAAACATTCGCTACTAATACTCTGTATCGAGCTGATTTTAATTATAATTTCAGAAAAATAGACAGTCTTGTAACTGAATTTAGTCTTAGTGATTTCAAGGTCACGGGTGATACAGTGAGTCTTAAACACCCGGTTACGGTGGATACGGTTAATAAATGGGTTAGTAGTAAAATCGATACGACAAAAATTCCTTACTTGGCGAAGAATAATAATTTTACGGGTTCATATAATACTTTCAAAAATCCGGTACGTTTGGGACTTGCTACTTATTGGGCGGGGCAATTTCTTTTCTATAACGATATTAATTCCAATACGACAACATTAGTGACCGGTATTCCAACTGGTAATATTATACTTAATCTTCCAATTACATCTGGAACACTTGTAACTTCCGATAGTTCATCTACTCATAATTGGGTGAAAACTTATGTCGATACAGTAGCTATTAATTCTTTACCTTCGGTGGCTTACGGAGGGTTATTCAATGATTATGCTTCCTCTCATTTGTATGTTCCTTTAGTCGGCTCAACTTTTAAAACTCTGAAGGGCATGACGACATATAACATAAAGAACGTGACTGCTACCGATAGTTCTATGGTCATACAAAAGGCGGGAACCTACCTTTATTCAATTAGTGCGACAATTGAAGATACTACCTCTGGAAGTGTATTCGCGGCATTGTTTATAAATGGCACAAGGGTACCTGTGGTTTCGGCAATCTTACCAACGAGTTCGACAAATCAAAGGGTAACATTTGCTCTTAATTCAAACCTAATTTTACATGTGGGAGATATTCTTTTATTCAAATTTCAGGGCACTGTTCCACATAACGAGGTAATAGTTTGGAACGTAAATATTATGGTTCAAAAATTATGAAAAGACTATTAACCATATTGCTTACAGTAATCTCCCTGCGCTCTTGTGTTTTTGCGCAAGTCACAACTATCTATCAAACTGGATTTGAAACTGGTTTTGATGGGTGGAAATCTACGATGACCTCATATAGAGTAGGCGTGACTTACGGTATTCATCCGGTAGGTTCTTATATGTGGGATAACTCAATAGCTCTATCGGTGCTTACTCGTAAGTTGAATTTGAAGAAGGGAATAACTTATAGCTTTTCATTCAAGTATAATAACAGTTTAACGGGCGGTCATGATACAACTTTTATTGTAGTTGACACCAGTCTAACTTATCCGACCGCTGCCCCTTTGGCAGGAACTACTAAAATTGGACTTCCAACAGCTCATACGGGAATTGGAGACAATAATTGGCAGGTAGTTAATTTTTCAGTCACTCCTACAGCTAACGGTGGTTATTGGCAGATAGATACATATCATAATTATTCAGAAGTAATGATTGATTCAATGACCGTTACCGGTGATATTACTGTTAATTTTTCACGAAGATTGAGAGTGAGAAAATGAAAAAACTTAACTCACAAGATTTATCGGAACTTAATAGATATTATCACCCAGTTCCTCAAGTGGCGACAAAGTTACCCGATCCAAAAAGCGTAAGAGACTTCGCTGAATGTTGGATTAAAAACAGTACGGGTAAATACGATTCTTACAAGATGGTATCGGGTGAATGGAAAAAAACAGGTTCAAATTTATGATTTTTTAATAGAGGTATATAATGGATCTTGACCAAATACAAAATATGTTAATGCAGGAATACGGGAACAATACGGCTGCGAACGATTATGTCTCAAGTGCTACCGCGGGAATTAACAATCAGACCAGAGACAGAGTCAAGAAGTTACTTGGTAAATTCTCTAC